CCAATTTGATGGCCTTAGGCGCCGTCGAGCGGGCAAGATTGCTGGGCGGCAACTGGAAAGTTCGGCCCGCCGCAGGTCTCTACTTCAAGCGTTTTTGGTGCCAGATCGTCGATGCCCTTCCGGCCGGCTTGAGGCTGAAGCGCTACTGGGATTTGGCTGGTACTGAGAAGACAGAATCAAACGACCCGGATTTCACCGAAAGCGTGCTGCTTGGACGTGATCCGGTCACCAAGATTTACTACGTCGCCGATTGGACCGCCCTGCGCGCGTCGCCGCTCAAGGTTGAAGAGGCTATCAAGAACACGGCATCGGCTGACGGTACATCAGTACAAATCGGTATTCCGCAAGATCCGGCCCAGGCTGGAAAGGCTCAAGCCGAATATCTCGTCCGCCAATTGTCCGGCTACGATGCGCGGGCGCGGATCGAGCGCGGCGAAAAGCATGTGCGGTTCAGCCCTTTCTCCGCGCAATGCGAAGCGGGGAATGTGAAACTTTTGCGGGCGCATTGGAATTCAGGATTCTTCGACAATCTCGAAGCGTTTCCGGAGGCCGCCCATGACGATACAGCCGATGCGTGTTCGGGTGCATTCGGAATGCATCAAACCGGCGAGTCCTCCGTGACATCGCTCCGCTTGTGAGGAATTGAATGGCTGTCACGGTAGGCAACGCAGAGGTCGTCAAGCAATCGGACGCCGTCTCCGCGATGGCCGAAGACTGGCCGGTAATCGACGCCCTGATGGGCGGCACGAAGACAATGCGGCGGGCGGGTAAAGCTTACCTGCCACAGTGGCCCGCAGAAGACGTGGAAAGCTACAAGGCGCGCCTCGCCACCGCCACTCTGTTTCCGGCGTATGCGCGGACGATGTCGGTTCTAACCGGCAAACCGTTCTCAAAACCGCTTACGATCGGCGAGGACGTACCAAAGAAATTTGAGCCTTGGCTTGAAGACGTGGACCTGCAGGGCAGGAATCTGCATGCTTTTGCAGCGGATCTTTGTTCCGAGGCGCTGGCATATGGGTTCTGCGGCATTCTTGTCGATGCTCCGCCGGCAGACGGCGCAAAGACGGTCGCGGATGAGCAGAAAGCGGGCGTACGTCCCTATTTCGTGCATGTGACCCATGACGCGATCCTCGGATGGCGCGCGGAAAAGATCAAAGGCGGCATGAAGCTTACGCAGCTTCGTTTGCTGGAATACGTCGATGAGCCCGATGGTCAGTTCGGTACGGCGAAGATTGAGCAAGTTCGGGTTTTGGAACCCGGCAAATGGACGGTCTATCGCAAGCTGAAAGCGAGTGACGGAACAGAATCCTGGGTCGTCGTCAAAGAAGGCGTCACGACCATCAAAACAATTCCCTTCGTTCCAGTCTATGGGAAGCGCAAGGATTTCATGATCGGGACGGCTCCCATGATGGAGCTGGCCCACGCAAATGTTGAGCATTGGCAGAGCAAGAGCGATCAACAAACCATACTGCACGTCGCTCGTGTGCCAATGCTCTTCGCCAAGGACATCGGCACTACGCCAATCGTTGTCGGTGCGGGCGCCTTCATCAACGCTTCGTCGAAGGACGCTGACGTCAAGTACATCGAGCATACTGGTGCCGCGATTGAAGCCGGTCGTGACTCGATCCTTGATCTCGAAGATCGCATGCGCCAGACCGGCGCTGAACTGCTGGTCATCAAACCAGGCAACACGACGGAAGTGCAGACGCTGGCTGACAACGAACAGGGCATGTGCGACCTGCAAAGGATCGTTCAGTCGCTTGAAGACGCGCTCGACCAAGCCTTGAACCTGATGGGCCAGTGGGTCGGGGAAAAAGACACCGGCCATGTGACGATCTATAGCGATTTCGGCGCGGCTACGCTCGCGGAAGCCTCAGCGCAATTGCTGTTCGAAATGAAGGCAGACGGTTCGCTCAGTCATCCGACGCTACTGAAGGAAATGCAGCGTAGGGGCATTCTGAGCCCCGATGTCGATGTTGATGAGGAAGTGACCGCAGCTGCGGCAGAACTTGCCGCGCGCGAACCTCAACGCAAGGAGAACGTGAATATCTAGTTTGCTGCGTGGCAGGTGCCGCGCGGTGCCAAGGGGTTGGATAGCCCCAAATGCGGCCGGATGGCCAGAAAGCGCAGTACCAGATGAAGCTCAAGCTCGATGACAAAAACCAAGTTGTAGTCCAGGATGGCAAACCCGTTTATGTGGCGGAAGACGGCAAAGAAGTTGTCTTCGATTATCCCGCAACGCTGGCGACGATCTCGCGTCTGAATGGCGAAGCAAGGGGCCATCGGGAACGGGCTGAATCGGCCGAAGCAAAGGTCAAGACATTCGAAGGTATTGAAGATCCCGAGGAAGCTCGTAAGGCGCTGGGGATCGTCAAGAACCTCGATACGAAAAAGCTGATCGACGCCGGCAAGATTGATGAGGTCAAGGCGGAAGCGCAAAAGGCCTTTGATGAGAAACTCAAAGGCGTCGAAGAAAGCTACAAGCCCATCGTTACGGAGCGCGACGCCCTGAAAAACCAACTCTTCGCTGAGAAGGTCGGCGGCGCGTTCAGCCGTTCGAAGTTCATCGGCGAGAAGCTGGCGATTCCTTCCGATATGGCGCAAGCGAGGTTCGGTGAGAACTTCACCATTGAAGAAGGCAAGGTCGTTGCCAAGGATGCCGCAGGAAATCGCATCTTCAGTCGCGCACGGCCTGGCGAAATCGCTGATTTCGACGAAGCGCTTGAAATGCTTGTCGATGCATATCCCTACAAGGACAACATCCTGAAGGGAACAGGCGCGTCTGGCGGCGGAGCTGGCGGAACGGGCGGCGCAGGTGGCAAGAAGACAATGACGCGCGCACAGTTTGATGGCTTAGATGCCGCTGCAAGGGTGGCCGCCGTCAAGGATACGCAGATCATCGATTAGAACTCACCAAATCAGTTAGTCCGAAACCTGGATGGGGATCGGAGTTCGAGCCGGATAGCTCACAAACAACTTCAATCCTCAACCAGCCAAAAGGACAACTCAAATGGCAAATACGCTTACCTCCCTAATCCCTACCCTCTATCAAGCGCTGGACGTTGTCTCGCGCGAGATGATCGGGTTCATTCCAGCCGTCGCGAAGGATACTTCTGCGGAGCGCGCCGCGCTTAATCAGCAGATCCTCGTGCCGATCACTCAGCCTCAGGCCGCACAAGATATCACGCCTGCGGTTATTCCGCCTGATACCGGTGACCAGACCATCGCCAATGTTCCGATGACGATCACGAAGAGCAAGTTCGTGCCGATCCGTTGGAATGGCGAACAGCAGAAGGGCATGAAGTCCAATGGAACCTATGAACGTGTTCTGCAAGAGCAGTTCGCACAGGGCTTCCGCACGTTGGCGAACCTGGTCGAAACGGACTTGTTCAATGCCGCTTATCAGAACGCATCGCGCGCTTATGGCACGGCGGGTACGGCTCCCTTCGCCACAGGTGGCGATCTCTCGGGCGCTGCCCAGGTCCGCAAGATCCTTGATGATAACGGTTGCCCGCAAAGTGACCTTCATCTGGTTCTCGGCTCTGCGGCTGTCGCGAATCTCCGTGGCACTCAGACGATCCTGCTGCGTGCGAATGAAGAAGGCGACAACGCTTTCCGTCGTACGGGCCAGATCGCAGAAGTACCGCTCGATGGCTTCATGCTGCACAACAGCAACTCCATCAAGCAGGTCACCAAAGGCACAGGCGCATCCTACGTCACCTCGGGAGACTCGCCTCCGGGCACAAGCTCGATCGCGTTGGTAACCGGCACGGGCACTGTATTGGCCGGCGACATCGCCACTTTCGCGGCTGATGGCAACAACAAATACGTCGTGAATACCGGCGTCGCAGCTGCGGGCACCATCGCTCTTGGCGCACCGGGCACGCTGGTTGATGTACCGACGGCGAATGCTCTGACTATCGGCAATAACTATACGCCGAACATGGCCTTCACGCGTTCGGCAATCCAGTTGATCACCCGCGCTCCGGCGATGCCGCTTGACGAAAGTGGTCGTCCGGCGGATTCGGCCGAGGATTCGGTGATGATTGTCGATCCGGTTTCCGGAATCGCATTCGAAGTGACGATGTACAAGCAATATCGTCAGGTCCAGTACCAGATTGGTCTTGCATGGGGCGCAACAGCCATCAAGCCAAACCACATCGCTACGCTTATCGGCTAATCATCTGTTGATGATTTAGTCGTTCAGTTGTAAAAGGGTGGTCGCTGGAATGGTATGCCCGGCGACCACTTTTTCATAGGAGACACCGATGGCGAAGCCCGAAGAAGACAAAACGCAGGAACCTAAGGCAGAGCAACCCAAGGAGACACCGATGGCGAAGCCCGCGGTCGATCCTCATGCGGGACTCGTGAAAATGCACCGGGATGGCAAAGCCATTCACGCCCATCCAACTGTCGTTAGGGAACACGAGAAAAACGGCTGGAAGGCTGTTTAAGTGACGCTTTCGGCGCAACAAATTGTGGACACGCGCCGATATTGCGGTTTTTCGGTGTCTGGCAACACGGCCTCTCAGCCATATCGTGAGCCTGTCTATTCGAATACGACGCTGGCAAGCCTATCGCTCGACTATCGGCTCGCGAATTTGAGCGCAGAGGAAGAAAACACGCTGGTCACGTACTACTTGGCCAATCTCTACCTGAGGGAAGCTGAAATTCAAGAAGCGTCATGTAATCTGGACACGGATGCTGCGGCGGTTTGGAAACACAACCCGAACGAAGTCAGAGATCGAATGGATCTTTTCAATCAGCTTCGCCGCGATCTCTGCGATTTCCTCGGTTTCGGCCAAGGCCGCGCGCTGACGCAAACCAATCGCCTCGTGAGGGCATAACGAGGTTTAGAAATGAACGGCGCCCTTCTGCAAACGAAGATCTGGCGCGGTTATCGCAAGGCTGCGGAGAAACTTGGGTCAAACTATCAGTTTTTTCGGCCCGATTACAGCAAACTGGCGCTCGAAGGCGGCGGAAATCTGCTGGTTGAAGGTGGCGGAAGCCTCAATCTGGCAGGCCCAAGAAACTTTCCCGGCACAGTTCTTTTTCA